CAACGGATGTATCCGTTAGGTTCAGAGCATCCCGTATAGCGGGTAAAACGGTATTGAACACCTGACGGTCTCCCTGATTCAGCAGGTAAGCCATCCACAGCAGGAACAATACCTCCCACTTATACATTTTGCCTTCATGGAACTTTTTCATGGCGCTCAATGGTATCTACGGCAAGGATGTTACGCTTACTGGACAGGATGCGACAAAGCGTGTGACCAAACAGGAATTGGACGATCAGATTTCTCGTGTCGAGTCACTTCTGCACCGTCAGAAAACACCTGCCTATCATTGAGGTGGCCTATGTCTGAAGAATCAAAGAGCTGGTACAAGATGATCCGACCGCTTTTTAATAGCGGGTACGAGGATGACGAATTTTGGGCATACGGCCAAGACGGTTTCAATGAAGTGCTCGATTCCTTTATCGGAAGCGACGTTGAGATATACGATAAGAGTGTTGCGAAGACGCCCAAAGCTGTTCGCGCTATCATTCAGAACGTAACCGGTGATGCGCAGAGCAGTACGCTTGTCCGACAGATTCTTTGCAACATTGGTGTACTGCATTGCGGCCAGTACATCAAGGCAAATGGTGCATGGTGGATGGTAAACTCGCTTCCTGACAACAACCGCATTTACGAGAAGGCGGTTCTCTGGAAGTGCAAATACACGATTCATTTTGTATCGCCTCTGACCGGCAAGATTGTGGATTATCCGGTGTACTGTTTGAACTCCACGCAGTACGGCACGGGCGAACGCCCAAAGACCAATATGACGGTTGGCGACGCGCAGCATCTTGTGTATGTGCCCATGAACGAGGAAACGGTTTTGTGCGATACGTCGCTGAGAATTATCATGGACAGAAATCACGCGAACCCGACCGTGTTCCGCATTACGCAGGTGGATGCTACTTCTTATGCTGTCGGCGATGAATATGCGGATGACGGTATCCTTCAGTGGTCTGTCATCGAAACGCAATTCAATGAGGCAACGGACAGCAAAGAGAATATGGTCGCCGACTTCGTGAAAGCGGAGCAGAGCGACGATTCGTCAGGCGACGCCGATGCTTATACGCTCCGTCTGATTGATTCTGATGGGGACAACCTACTTGCTGTTGGCGAGAGCAAAAATATTGAAATCGTATTTAAAAATGCAGTCGGAGTTGATGCAGACATCTCCGTGCTGAATGTCGAGCTTGTGTCCGGCACGGATGCCATAGAGTCTTTCGACGTGCTCGGCAGAAAAATCATTCTTGATGCCAAGCCTGACAAGGCGAATGTGGGGGAGACTGTCGTTGTGCGTGTGTCAAATGAGGTACAAGGTATCAAGGCAGAAATCAAGATCGAGATTGTTAATATGTAAGGGAGGTGCGTGCGATGCCGCATTTTGATGCAATGATTCAGCAGAAGCAGAAATTGCGTGAGGCGATTTTGAAAAATCAAAAGGTGTGTGACCTGCTTGTCAACACTTGCAATAACGTGGCGAATTTCGACCATGTTAAGCTAGGCAGTAAGAGTCCTGCGGCAAAGCTCGTAAAGACGCACTTCTATATCCCAGACACGACAACTGTGGATGGGAATTATATCACGATGCGCAGTCGCGTGGTTTATGCCGATACGGACGTCGTAAAAGAAGTGGCGATTATCGTTTATGTAATTTGCAACCAAGACCAGATTGATTTACTTCAAGGGTCACGGGCGGATTTGCTTGCAGACGAAATCGACCAGATTCTTAATAACGGCGATATGCCGCTGTTTGGGTACGGTGGCATTAAAATCGGAGTGGCAGAAGAGGTACAGTTCAACAACGGCTATTACGGCTGGGAGATCCCGTTTACCACTCATGAGATAAACCGGAGGGCAGAACTTCTGTGACGGACGATCTTAAAATCTTTCGTGGCGGCGACTACGAAATCAACTCAAAGATAACGCTTCATCAACCGACGCTTGGTGAAATCAGCGACTACGGCGAAAAAGAATATTTCGGTCTAGTTCGGGCGATTTGTTCCACACCTGCTGACCACAAAGTAGATATTTATGAGAATCTGGGCATCTATTGGGATGCTGTTGATGAGTTTGAGTTATTCGTACAGTTGTCGCTTGCGTTTCGTGAATCAGATATGAGCATTTTGTTTGGCGATCTGGACTGGACGTCATTTGTGCCAGCCATCAATCCGAATACAAAAGAAATTGTGTTGCGGAACAAAGATGGCGTGGTGATTGATCGGGCGATTCACTTTTTAATTACAGATGCTCTGCGAAAAATGCACTGCTTTGAAAAGAACGTTGATGTTGGATACGACGAGTTTACAAAAGACGCAATGATAGAAGATGAAAAGGATGAGCGAGAACTGGCGGCTAGAAAGCCGTACAGTTCTTTTTTGTTGCCTTTAATTTCATCGCTGACGAATTGCGCTGAGTTCAAGTATCGGCATGATGATGTCTGGACGTTACCAATCGGGGCGTTTATGGACTCTGTGCGACGGATTCAAAAGCGTGTTAACTACGACAATCTTATGCATGGCGTTTATAGCGGCTGTGTAGAAGTGAAAAAGATAAAAAAAGAAGAATTTAACTGGATGGGAGAACTGAAATAGTTCTCCTTAATTTTGTGTTTGAAAGGATGAGATATTATGTTTTCTGCGAACACTTTTGTTATTGATAAAGTGCGTCGTGTGACTCAGGTCAATCTTGAGACTGGCATTGTTGACTGGACGCTTACCAGCATTGAGAGTCCGTCTATCGAGTTCACCGGTGAGTCAACCGACAAGACAGATGCTCAGGGCGTTCTTATCGCTCGTTTTGATACCGCTAAGGGTGTGAACTTCTCTGGTGAGGGTTCTCTGCTGTCGATGCCTCTGATGGCTGCGCAGCTCGGCACTGAGGTGCAGGCCGGTTCTAGCACCGCTAAGGTCACTGGCAAGACCTTTGAGATCCTGAAGGTTGAGGGCGGCAAGGCAACCATGACGCATAAGCCGAAGGTCGCTCCGACCGTCGTTTACAAGATCACTTCGGACAAGAACATCGAGTCCACCATCGAGGTCGGCTCTGGCGCGGATAAGGCTTCTATTGCCGATACTGTTATCACTTTGCCTACTGGTTTTGCTGGCACTCAGATCGGTGTGCTCTATGAGTACGAGGCCGAAGATGCGATCAAGGTCACGGATGGTTCGGAGAATCATGCTGAGGCCGCTGAGTACATTGTCGACATTCTTGCTTGCGATGTCTGCAACGCTTCTGTCAAGCGTGCCGGTTCTATCGTGTTCCCGAAGGCCAAGATTGACAACAACTTCTCTATCGACCTGACTACTGAGGGCACGCACCCGTTCTCCTTCAGCGCTCTGAAGGATTACTGTTCCGACGACGAGGAACTGTGCTACGTCCTCTTCAATAAGTAATCGGAGAACAATTATGCAGAGACGTTGCAAGGTCTGCGGCGCTGTGTACGAGACGTGTTACTCGTGCGAGAAGCAGCGTAGCTGGCGCGTCCATACTGACACCGCAGACCACTACTACATTTTTACTACGCTGATGACATACGAGTATGATCGTGATGCCAAGAAAGCGTACCGTGCGTTGCGCAAGCGCGGCGTAGATTTTCTGCACACGAGTGTGTATGAGCCGTCTGTGGAAATTCTGCTGGACGAAATCTACGAGAAAAATAACGCTGACAAGGCGAAGAAAATGCGCACTACCGTTGAACTTGGTGTCATTGATGATAAATCAGCTCAGGATGTTGAGGCAAAAACGGATTAAGTTAAGGAAGGGAGGACGAATGTCCTCCCTTTTTCTGAACTTTCAGATTGGTGGTGAATACGATAAAGATTTTGGCGGTAGACCAAGCGCGTCATGGGGCATGGGCGATGTTTAATTACGAGTCAAAAGAACTGATTGGGCATGGCACATGGTCGTTTGACAACAAGAAATATACATTTCCGCAGGCGGTTAGAAAAATCGAGGTACTGATAGAAAATATCATAAACACGCAAGGAATTGATGCGGTTTTCTACGAGGACATTCAGTTGCGTGTAAACGCACAAGGCTTTAAGAGACTCGCACAGTTGCAGGGTGTACTCATCAATCTCGCAGAGAAAAATGAATACCTTTATGATTTGGTTCAACCGTCGCAGTGGCAGAACTACTGCATGGCACGTGGCAGAAGTGAGAAAGAGATCAAAGCCAAAGTCAAGCAATTGGAAAGTGCTACGCACAAGAAGCAGTCTAAAGTCCTTTCCATACAGGCTGTAAACGACTTGTTTGGCATTGAGACTGAGAACGACAATCTGGCCGACGCGTGTTGCATCGGCTGGTATGTAGTAAACAACATTCCTATTAAAATCAAGGAGAAAACTTTATGAAAAAATCCGCCGATTTCATCGACCTGTTGGGTCTTGACGATGTAGAGAACATTCTCGGAGAACAGCTCCCAGACCCTGGACTGCTTGAATATTATCGTCGCCTCAAAGACCGTGAAATTCTTTGGAATGACGATGTTGACGAAAGTATGATTGAGGTGTCGATGTGTATTCGCAAGTGGAACATCGAGGACAAAGGCAAGTCGGTTGATGAACGCAAGCCCATTAAGATTTTCATTAACTCAGATGGCGGAGATCTCAATACCATCATGAACGTTGTTGACATGATTGAGCTGTCTAAGACACCCGTTATTACGATTGCGCTTGGCAAGGCGTATAGTGCCGGTGGTCTGCTCCTGATGGCAGGTGATACGCGGTATATTTTCAAGAATACGAGTTGCCTGATTCACGATGGCTCGTCTGGCATTTACGGTACGACAGGCAAGATGTTGGACAACCTTGAGTTCACGAAAGGGCTTGAGAAGCGCATTCGAGATTATATCATTACGCACACGAGTATTCCGGGCGATCTGTACGACAGTAATTATCGTCGTGATTGGTTCTTGTTCTCGGATGAGATGATTCGCTACAACGTCGCGGATGAAATCATTGAAGACATCGACCTGATTTGAGGTAGATATGGCGAAGAAGAATACAACTATGAATATCGGGGAGGCTCCGATTACGCTTAATGAGCATCCTTTTTACGGGCTGAAGCTGGATAAAGATCAGGAAGCGTTCCGCGATGCTATCTGGGATGAAAGTAAGCGTATTGTGTTTTGCAATGCGAAAAGCGGTTCTGGTAAGACGCTGATTGCTACGGCTACAGCAAACCTGCTTTGTGCGCACGGTTTGTACAGCGGCATTGTGTACGTTGCCGCGCCTACGCAAGAGCAGAAACAGGGCTATCTCAAGGGCACTATCGAAGAAAAGTCCGAACCGTACTTTGAGCCTTTTTATCAAGCTCTTGACAAGATTGGTGTCAACCTGAATACAGCATTCATGGATGGCGGGCAGAATGAGAAATGTGGCATGGCCTATATCGAGTGTGTGACACACACATTTCTGCGCGGTGTGAACTTTGAAAACAAGGTGGTCATCATCGACGAGTCACAGAATTTCTATTATGACGAGCTGAAAAAGGTTCTGACCCGAATCAATGATAATTGTAAGACCATCGTTATCGGACATGACGGCCAGATTGACCTTTATTCCAACCCTGAGCGTAGTGGCTTTGTGGGTTATATGGACTGGTTTGACGGCGACTCTCGCGTGGCCGTTTGCAAGCTCACGAAGAACTATCGTGGATGGGTAAGTCGGCACGCTGACGATTTTGACTTTGCGGCGATGTATGCCAAAACTAAAGACTAAACTAATATCGAGGTAATTTGAATAAATGAGAAAACTTTCCGTAGATACTATGAAGAAATACATGAAAACAAAAGAAGCTCCGAAGTATGTTAAAGTGCATTACGAATTTGACGGTGCGGAGTTTGATGTTGAGGTGCGAACGAGCCTGTCTTGTGCAGAGCAGTCGGCTTTCATTGATCGCGTCCTCGGCGGTTGCTTTGATGATAACGGCAATTTCCGTCCTGAGTATTTTGACCCAATGTTCCATGCAACTGTGCTTCAGATGATGACTAACGTGCCGCCGATTCCGATTCGCGGAGCTACTGGTGATGATGGCGAAAAATTGCTTGACATCGATGCGATGGACGAGCTGTATGACGCGCTGGCTCTTGAAAACGATGAGGCAACTGAGGATTTTTGCGGCTTCATTTGGTATCTGTATGGCCTTTGTGACAATGCTGCGGAATATCGTCGTGCTCGTAATCTTGCCAACTCCGGTGTGACCGGAGACTTGTCTGCGATTGTCAGCGGCGTTCGCCGCTTTGTAGAGTCGCTTGTTGACAAGGTGGAGAGCGTGAACACGGAAGAACTGCTTGCGTATGCTGGCAAACTGTCTGAGTTAACACATGGTGTTGATGCTGAAGGTGTGGCGGACGCAATGCTTCGTCTGTACAAAGCGGAGGAATCTGAGTAACAACTGCCGCCTGTCGCCAGCGGCCAATAAGAGTGCGACTTGATTACGATTGCCGCCCGACTGCGTGCGGCATACAAGTGCAGCCTTGCAACGGGAGCGCCATAAGGCGCTCCCACATTTTTAACATAAGGTGGTGGGCGCTATGAATATCAAAGAGGCGCTTGCTTATGCAAATAAGCAATTAAAACCTAAAATTGACTCCGCGCTTTCCAGAGAGGTATATCAGGTTGTCGTAGATGTAGAAGCATTCTCCATCGATGAAAAGGTCTACGATACATATAGACCTCTCATGTACGAGCGACGTGGCGACATGGGCGGTCTTGCTGATAAGGGAAACATCATAATGAAAGGCGGAAAGGCCACGAATGGTGTGTTGCGCGTTATCAATATAACTGATCCCAATCCTGGAGGTGTGCTTAATCGAGATTGTGTTACGGTTGGTAAAAGTTTGCCGGAGTTGATTGAGTACGGCAATAATAACCGTTGGGGCTATAAATATAATTTTCAGTCTAAAGGAGCATATATGAACCCAAGGCCATTTACTGAGGCTACGATTCGGCATCTTCGATACGTTGGCTCTCATGTTTTGGCTCTGCAAAATGGTCTAAAGCGTCAAGGTGTCAAGTCGAGAATAACTGGCAACTCTGATGAAAATTTGGACGATTTATTTTTCTAATAAGGTGGTGATTCGATGAGCGATGAATTGGAAGTTGTCGTAACAAGTGTACTTGAGGCAGATGAAGAAGCGTCATCAAGACGGATAGCAGCACAACTGCCAAGCATCTCCGACAAGGTAAATCAGTCAAGCAAAATCAAAGTCGGAATCGCGCTTGACGATAGTGCAGTTAGTGCGCAGGCAGGTGCATTTGTACAAAAAATCAATCAAAAGGTCGCCGCCAATAAAGTCGGCGTCAAGTTGGGACTAGACAAAGAGTCGATTGCAAAATTGCAAACGGAACTTGGTAGCCTGCACGTCGATTCGTCAATTACGAATAGCATGGTCGAGCAAATCGACAAGATGGGCATTCGTATTGATAGAGTTAGTGGTAGTTGGAAACAGGTAGCTGATAGTGAACGCCAACTTTTAGCGTTAACAATTCAGGGGACAGATGAGACTGGTAAGGCTGTTTCTTATTTGCAGACGTATGATGCTGCGACGCAGGAAATCAGCACGACGATGACGAACGTCACGCTCAATTTGGAGCAACAGCGCTCATCAGCGGCGGCATTGGCAAAGCAGGTTGAAAAAGATAATCAATCTCGTTTGAATTTTCTTTTGAAACAGCAAATTGCGATCAATAAAATCAATGCGTCTTATACCGGAGAGAGTTCGCAGAAACCGATTGTTGACCAGTCCAGATTGGATTCGTTTGGGACGAAGGTCACAGAAATCAATAATAAAATTGCCGCACTTAAAGCAGCAAGTGGTGCATTGAGCGGAGATCAGCAACGCGAGATTATTGAACTCATCGCTAATGCCAAAGCGCTTGGTGAAACATATCGCACGTTGGAGCGAGCTCCGACAAAGTTGCGCACGAAAGATGTTGTGACGATTCGAGATGAGGAATTGTCCAAGTTAGATGCCTATAAAACAGAACTCGCAAATGTGGGCAATTTGACTCAAGACTTTGCATCTCGAATTGATAAACTTCATAACGAGTTGAGCGGCGCTTCAGACGGCGCGGCACTGACAAAATATCTTAATCAATTTAGCACTCTGAGTGCTGAGGTCAAGAATTTTGATGCTCAGGTTGATGGCGTCGTTCAGAAATATAATTCCTTGCTTTCTGCTCGTGGCAGAGCCACACAAATAAGCAAGAAAATGTTCAGTACGAGTCGGGGGACTGAAGAGTATAAGACCATGGCGGCTGAGTTGGCGCGTGTTGAGGCGGAACAAGCAAAAATCACGCAAGAGATTAGAATCCAATCTCATCTCATGCCAGAAGTGGTTGCTGCCGCCAAGACACGTTCGCAACACGACGAGAGAGCTATTCAGCAAAACTATGAGCTTGCTGTTGCAGAAGGCCGCGTAAAAGATGCTGTTGCGTATATCAATAAAGAGATGGCATCTATGCCGCAAAAGGTTGCGGAACTTCAGGCACGGTTTTCTGCTCTTGGGAATCCGTCAAAAGAACTCGCTGGAAATATCGCAGAATTGGACAGGCAACTTAAAGCAGTTAACGGTGACAAGCTAGATGACCAAGGCAAAATAGCCGATTATGAAAAGCTCCGTCAAATTTTAGAGGATTGCACGTCCGAGGTAATGCATTTCGAAAAATTGTCGAGGCTTGATGTTGCCGATTCTCGTTTTGAGTCTGGGCTTGCCAAAGCGAAGCAAGACCTAATCACGATTGAAACAAAGTGGAGCGCGCTTAAAAACGACCCCGGTCTTAACGCGCAACTCAACCAGTTGAAAGTCAGTCTTGGCCGTGTAAATAGCCAAGCCGATTTCTCAAAGTGGAAAGCACAGTTAAGCGCATTCCGCGCTGAGGTTAAAGCTGCTGGTAAAGATACACTATCACTTGGTGATGTTTTCAAGAACAACCTCGCTAAGGTTTCTCAGTGGATTGGCGCAACAAC